TTCGAATTATTTGTTGTGGTCTATCCCACCGTCTAGACAGCTTAAGGGTATCCTCGTAAGGGCCGAAAGCCAATGAAAAGAGAGTCCGACTCTGAGGTGCTCTCTTTCCGAAGTAATTAGTACTTCTTATATAGTACGTGTGAACCAGCCAATAAGTGAGTTCCTGCAGCAGTACCTGTTGTGTTCCTTGCTGCAAAGACAAGATCTGCCTTAGTAGCTGCTGTACTGAGAACGTTAAAGTCCACAGTTAGTAGAGTACCAGTGGTATCAGCACCGATGTCTACTTCAAGCTCAACACCTACTCCATTAGTAGAAGATGTACCTGAGGATTCTAATGCAGTAGCTGCACAAGTAGCAGCTGAAGTAGATTCTAGTACACTAGCGATTGCTTGTGTATAGATTGTACTTGCTACAGCTGTAGTTCCATCAGACTGAGCTACAGTTCTAACGATAAACTTAAGTTCGTTAGTATTGGTTGAATCGTACCATAAAACATACTTACCTATGATCCTTTCATACCCACCTAACTTAATAGTAAGTGCAGATTGAGTTGCTAAAGTATTGGATGATAGAGAATCTCCATCATTCGCTACAATAATACTTTGATCATAGAACGTACCTGTTGAATAGGCAGTTGTTCCGTATGTTGTATTGTTGGTAAAAGCCATTGTTAATTATTTAAGGAATTGACCTCACGTAGTTCCGCTACGCAAGACTTAATAGTTTTGCGTGGTTTCGCACGGTAATTCATTACGATGATAATTTACATGTAATGTTTCTATAAAGATAAAAAGGGCTAGCAGCATAAAAACCACTAGCCACATTTCATTAAGTTTAGAAACTATATTTCGCACCTATTTTAGTGCCATAGGTGTTTAAAGCATCTTCATGCTGTGAAAAAGATACTTCTCCATATACGTTTAACTTCTCAGAAGCAGCAATCGAAAGACCGCCTTTACCTGAAAGGTTAGTATCTGCTTCACCTGCGTCTACGTCAGAGAAAGCAGGACCACCTTGAATATAATATCCAAGAGAACCTACTTCACCTTCATAACCTAGATGAAGATCTGTGGTACGAGAAGTATAATCGTTACCAGTATAAGATGCGTTTGACTCAGCGTTTACATAAACGCCAGCCATTGCAGGTGTAGCCAGGGCTGAGACAGCAAGTGCTGCAAGTGCAATAGATTTCATAAAATTAAATGTTTTTTGTGTAAGTTACACCACGATACTTTAGTTTTACAGACATTGTAAATCTCCAGTACCACAACCCCGTTCCATGCTGTGGTTTCATGCGACCTTGTGAAAGGTTGAACGGACGTGGTGTTAAGCTATTGGTGTGATCTCTTTAGCCGCAAGATCAAGAGGAAAGTTATGAGCATTTCTTTCATGCATTACTTCCATACCTAAGTTGGCACGGTTAAGTACGTCTGCCCAAGTAGGTATAACCTTACCACTTGAATCTACTATGGACTGATTGAAGTTAAACCCGTTAAGATTGAACGCCATAGTACTGACTCCCATAGAGGTAAGCCATACGCAAACGACTGGGAAAATAGCAAGGAAAAAATGAAGAGAACGAGAATTATTAAAGCTCGCATATTGAAAAATTAACCTACCGAAGTAGCCATGAGCTGCAACGATGTTGTATGTTTCTTCTTCTTGGCCAAATTTATATCCGTAGTTCTGTGATTCAGTCTCAGTTGTCTCACGGATAAGTGAGGAAGTGACCAAGGAACCATGCATAGCAGCGAACAAAGCACCGCCAAACATCCCCGCAACTCCCAACATATGGAAAGGATGCATGAGGATATTATGTTCCGCCTGAAAGACAAACATAAAGTTGAACGTCCCTGAGATCCCCAAAGGCATACCGTCAGAGAAACTTCCTTGTCCGAACGGGTATACCAAGAAGACAGCAAAGGCTGCTGAGACTGGAGCTGAGTATGCAACACAAATCCAAGGCCTCATTCCTAGTCTATAACTAAGTTCCCATTGGCGTCCCAAGTAAGCAGAGATGCCGATGAGAAAGTGGAACACAATGAGTTGATATGGTCCTCCGTTATACAACCATTCGTCGATGGTTGCAGCTTCCCAGATTGGGTAGAAGTGAAGACCGATTGCGTTAGATGATGGGACGATAGCCCCTGAGATGATGTTGTTTCCATAGAGTAGAGATCCGGCTACGGGTTCCCGTATGCCATCGATGTCAACTGGAGGAGCCGCAATAAACGCAATGATGAATGCTGTTGTTGCTGTTAGTAGTGCAGGGATCATAAGGACACCGAACCAACCAACGTAAAGTCGGTTGTCGGTACTTGTTGTCCAGTCACAAAAACGCTCCCAGTTGTTAATTGGTTTTGTTAATGTTACTGTTGCCATTTAGAAAATGCCAGGTATTAGTTGTCCAGTTATTATGTATGAACCAAGGGCAGCTACAAAACCTAGCATAGCTAGTTGACCGTTTACACGTTCAGCATTGTCAAAATAATCTTGTTCGATTACTTGTGCTTGTGCTTCGGTTGCGAATCTGTTTTGTCTTCCGCCTGATTCAGTTGTAGTTGTCATTAATAAAATAAATAAAAGAGCATAGTGGCCGAGTACGATGAACTGTTCGGGTCAGCCGCTATACTTTAAGTTGACTGTGCTCCAGCTACAGTACCGTCAGCAGTATTACCTACTACATTACTACACTGTGTCACTTGAGCAGCTTTAGTTCCATTATCATTGTAAGGTATGAACCAACGGTCACCGCTTGCATTGACTTTATATTTTACCACCATAGCATTATCACGTGCCGATGGATCATAAGCTTTTGGCATAATTAAAATTGTACGTTTGAACGTTCTAGTTTATCGTATAAATCCTGACGATAAGCAGGGTCTCTATCATAACGAGGGTCATTCATCGCTTCTACAACTTCAGCTTGACTGCGGAATCCATCCACAGTTTGTGCTGCTTTACCTTGTAACATACGTCCCTCGTATCCTTCTTGGTTTTCGTATTCTGCTCTTAGTCCAGCTACTGCTATTTGTATTGATGTTGCATTACCTCTATCAATGATGTCATTGAAAGCATCCATTTTAGATTCATCTAGATTGTCAGCTGCCCAACTAGCAAGACGATTGTATTCTGCCTCACCACCTGCTGAATTATATACTTGATTCATTTCAGAATCAGTTAAATCTTCACTGTACCCACTTGAATCTGCTTCTGGATTTTGTTCTCTAATAGCCATGTATGCTTCTACAAGATCTTGACTAGACATTTCTGAAAACTTATCAAAAGTTTCTTGTGAAATTTGCCCTTCATTTTCATAAAATTCTTGTGAGGCTTCAGTTATTAATTCGACACCAGCTGCAATTTCTTCTGGGTATTCATCTTCATCTTCATCTAAAGTAGTATCTTCTACTTCATCATCATCATCCTCTTCATCAGATCCAAGTTTCTTTTGCAGTTCAAGATAAGCTTGCTCTAATTCTTCAGCATTGTCATACTTACCAGCATAAAGTGATGCTTCTTGTTCACCTAATTCTTCAGCTGTTTGTAAAGCTTCATATTCTGCTTGATTTAGTTCTGGTTCATCAGAAGGAACTGGATCATACGTCAGAGTTTCTGTCATTCTTTACTCCTTGTGCGGTGGTTACTTTTAAATTTCCTAAACCAACTGTTGTTACAAATTCAGGATCAGCTCCTATCAAAGGGTTAGCTGCTATCTTTGTTGGTGTAGCTATCTCGTTTTTATCTACCAATGGTTGTGGTTTACTAACCTTCGGGAGTGGTTTCTTCGCCACCTTCTGCGGGCGGCTCGCCTTGGTTGTTGCCATTTAATTGATCGTATCCGTCATTTAAACCTCTACCTAAAGAGGGGTTTTTACTTGGGTCCATCATAGGAGTACCAGCTAATTGACCAGCTTGATTAAGTAGTGCAGCTTGTTGCTGTTCTTGCATAATCTGTTGCTTCTCAGCTTCCATAGTCTCAGGTGTCTTAACTAGGTTAAGTACATCTATACCTTGAGCAGCTGCGAGTCGTTTAACATACTCAGCTGGGTCAAGGAATTTAGCCATGACTTCTGGCCCAATAGTTTGAGCTAGAGTTTGTGCGAATTGTACTAAACTCTGTTGATCTTGTCCTCTACCTAATGCATTAACACCTGCTACGATCTCTGGACGTACCAAATCTTTAGGGATCTTAGGGATCTCTCTGTTTCGTTGCAAGATATGTAATGTTCTATTGAGGTAAGGTACTAAGAACTCAACAGTTAACAAGGAGAATAATCCTCCAAGCTGTTGTTCTAATTCCATCTGCGTAAGGCGTACCTCTTCCGCAGTAGTTCTCTCACTCTGTCTGACTTGTAGTACAAGGAAAGCTTCGTTGATACGACGCTCCAGATTAATCATCTGTTCTTGTGCTGTTCTAAAGTCAGCCGTCTTGCCTACCTGTACAACACCTACATCATCAGGTCTACCCTGAACGATTGCACCGTTGCCAGCATCGGCTATAGTCTTTGGTTTTGTTGTTGATGATGGTGACACTAGGAAGACTACCTTACTAGCTGCTGCAGACCCTTCTACGAGTGCCTGAGACAATCCTTCGAGGGATCTTATATCCCCAAGGAATTCCTCAACTCTACCTCTTCCGTAATCTTCTCCGTCTACAGTATTGAATCTCAATACTAGCCAAGGAGAAGTATTCTTAGGAGAAGTACTGCGACTGCCAGGTATTATCTTATCAAATGCTTCTTGATGCCATACCCATCTACCATTATCATCGAGTCGGACGTAGGTGTATACCTCAACGTCTTGATCACCGGATCCTGTCTTGTATCCATCATCCCCTGGGGAATTAGGTAAAGCTTCTGGCAGATCCATACCTAGAATCTTTCGACTTATTAGTTCCTTTGTTACAATCTCACAAACGTTCCCGTTACCATCTCTGTTCACGACATAGCGGTTAAGGGGAAAGTTTTTTAGACCGTCTTTGCCCATAAATATTAACGCATTACCAGCAACAACTAAATGTTTCAGTGCTTGATGCACTACAACTCTGTCACTAGATGCATTAATAGAATCCATAATCATCCTTTCCATTTTAGAAAAGGATAAATCTAATTCACTTCTTATTTCAGGGGGAAACTCAACACCAAGTTTTTCATCTCTTATCTGCAGTTTAAAGAAGCTAGTTTGTGGAGGTAGCAATGCAAGCATAAGCTTTGCTGCTAAATTGACCACTGACTTTGCTCCTACACTTTGCCATGGAGTATTTAATTTTTGATGCTCAGGTCGTGAGCTTAGATCTTCTTGTATAAGATAAGGCAGCGTTAATCTGGAACACTCAACTGCGGTATGAAGGAACTGTGTTCTACCTCTTGTTAGTTGACTGTACCTATCACGTGCTTTCATTAGTATGCAATATTAGATTTGTCTGATTGAAGCTTTAATTTTTGTTTTGTATCTGAAGAGTATACAGACTCACGAGCTTCTTTTTGTTTGCTTCTTGGATTAATGTTTTCAATCACTTGATTATTCAGCATATCATCTGGAGATGGTGGTCCAGGTGCTGGTTGTTTGATTGGTTTAGGGTCTTCATATACAACTCTATTACCTCCGCCTAAACACATAGTAATAACTCCTTATACATTAATACCACCTGGAGGTGATTTAGGTAACGCACCTGGATCAATAGCTCCAAGTTGCTTAGTACCTTCTTGAGTTTTCTTTATCTCTAAGGCTTTCTTCTTCCTTGTTGAAATCTTTTCTTCATCACCAGTTGGTTTTATATCTTTTGGTTGTACCACTGGTGTTGGAGGTGCAGCTGCTCGCATTGTAGGTTGAGGTTGCACACTTCGAGGAGCTGGAACTACAGTTTTCTGTCCACCTCCAAATAAATTTCCTACACACATAATTTTTTTTTGGTTAAATATTTATACCAGACGATCTGGGTAATGATTTAGGATCAAAAGCTTTTAACTTTTTAACTCCTCTCTTAGTTTCTGCAACTCCTCTAGCTTTTGTGGCTTGCTTTTGTTTCACTGCATCGTCTTGAACAGTAGCTTTACCTCTTAAGCTTTCTTCTTGAGGTGTTGCTGAGAATTCTTCGACTTCACGAGAAGATGGGGCTGGTCTTGCTACTCTTCCACGAGGTTGAAGCTCACCACCTCCTCTTAGCTTACGACGAGATTCACGCATTACTACATTAGAAAAGTTTTGCTGACGAATTAATTTGTTATCGTCAAACTTAAACATTCTCTTAGGATTAGTTTCATAATTTCCAAATGACCTTGCAGTTTTACCATCAAAAGCTTCGTGCCAACTTTGTCCACCTTTAGCCCAGTTAGATTCTCTCTGTGCAAAAGTTAATTCTTTTCCTTCTTCAGGTGTTTGGATTTCATACCCAGGTAGACCTCTTATCTTTCCACTTGCTAAGGTATCAGATTGGAATACACACATTAGTTATCATCCTCTATTATTCTTTTTATATATTCAACCACGCTAGCTTGGCCAGCGCGGTACATGATTGATTCAATTGGTTCTTTAGGGTGAACTGGTTGCCATTTAAAATGGTCCTCCACCTGTTGTAGTAGCTCATCTACACGTTCGTTATGTAGCTTAAGCGTATTTAGGGAGATTGACATTTGAGTGTTCGAAAAAGGCTGGCATCCTAGCTGCTTTGGTGTCAGAAAACTCTGGAGCTTTCCCTTCATACATTAAGCGATCACTAGCATCTAGCCAAAATTTTTTGTCTAAATATTTATCATAGGTATTTATACCTAGAGGTTGAAGAACCCAGTTAATGGTGGCCTTCCTAAGTTTATCCAAAGAAGGAGAAGCAGAAAGACCCAACTCTGTACATACAAGAGAATTACTGCCGACATGGATCTGTTCGTCTCTTGAGATATCTGCCGATACTGTCCTAAGAGCAGCATCACCATTAAACCTAAAGAAAGGGAGTAGAACAAAGAAGATTGCTCTTTCAGCCACGAGAGCTTTAGTAATTGTATGGTCAGGATGTGATACCCATGCATCTCTTAATAACTTCCCCTCATTTTCATCTTTATCGTTTACTTTATGTGCATCTGCTATATATCCCAATGCGAGGTCGTGCCTTTCCTCGTCTTCAACATTTGATTCAAGGAGTTTCCTGGCATTATCGGGAACACTCTTCTCCAAACCTTCACGAATGAACGCTCCAACAGGGAGCTCCATATGGCGTATTGAGAGTGCGCGGAGGATGGTTTCTTCACTTCCTTCTTTTAATTTTCCAGCGGTGGGTTTTACAGGTGACCACTTACGTTTGCGGTCTAATAATTTATCGTATGGATGTTTTCTCATTCTTGACAATCACAGGTTATTGGCTCGTTTCCGAGAATATCCTGTAAGTAATCATCGACTTCTGCCTTATCTAATGCTGCATACGCATCGCTTTTATCTTGCACGTCGCCCATTACTTGCAGGGAATAGTAAAGGGAGGTCTGCGGTGATTGCAGCCACTCTTCAATAAAATTCCTATCATATGTCACGATGTCGGACCATGAATTAAAGGAATACCCGTGAAGAAGTCCCGTATTGTCGAGCATTATCATCAGTTCGTCTGCTACACGCTTGTATGCGTCCCATCCAACTTCCGAGGCGATCTCAACGTCGCCATATTCAAAATGTTCTACTCCAAAAGTACCACTGTCTCTATCTACAGTACGTGCTATTGGAGGTGCTATTTCTGGTGTGGCTGTATAGCCATCCAAATCTTTACTCTTATATGAACAAGAGGCAGTAGGAGCTATAGCAAATGCTCTATCCATGTTATGTTGACGAGCAATGAAAGCAGCATTTTCAATCGCTTGTTTTAAATTCCAAGCAATATCATGCGCTTCTTGATTAGTATTTGGTATGCCTTTATTTATTTCTTCTAATGCATATCCAAAATCCTCATAGGTTACTCCTTCACGTCTGAGGAAGTTGGATAAGCCAAGCATTCCGAGTCCGACTTGCCTATCCGTATCCGAGGGTAGGTATTCTCCAGTCCCTCCAACACCTGTTCTGCCATGGAGATCGCACAACTCGGACATACCTTGAGCAAAAGCTTTTTGTAAGTCCCGTGATCTACAGGCTGACAAATTAACATGCTGGAGCAAGCAAGTTCCTCGTGAGGGCAAGTAAACCTCAAGACACACGTTTCCATAAATTCTTTTTCCGTTTTGATATTTTATTTTGTTAAGCCAGATGTCCCCAGATTTAATTCCTTGGATGATGGCGTCTTTAACTTCGGAGTCGGTAGACTGCCAGAGTCCGGAATCGAGATCGACGGTGCGTTTAATCCACGGAGCATCAGATCTTGGAAGCTGCACGAACTCAAGAATATCGGCGTGGTCAATATCCAAATGGGCAACAATCGCCCCATTCTTATAATGCCCGCCCCTGCGAAGTGTTTCATTTAATGTTGAATAAATTTTTGCAAATGAGACTGGACCACTGGCTGTTAAACCTTTTCCATTCTCGTGTCCTTTAGGACGTAGTTTAGATAAGTGTACTGCACACCCTGCTCCATGCCTCAATGCATGAGATGCAAACCTCCAGCTAGCCTCAATGCCTTCTGGACCTTCCATGGAGTCCTCAACGACAAATACCGTGCATGATACTGGTAGGCGTGATTCTGGATTATCCAACCATGATTGGACCCGACCAGTGCGAGATATAAGTTCTGCTGTCATTTAAAATAAATCTTCTAAAGTTGGTGGTTTATAATTTGGTCCTTTAAGAACCTTTCCATCATCTCGGTATATTGGTTTACCGTCCTCTCCGAGTTTGGACATATTACTTTTATGTACTCTATCTAACGCTTCATCTAAAAACCAACCCATATTCTCAGCATATTGATAACATACATATACTAAATCAGCTAATTCTTTTAAAGCTTCTGCTTGTAAATCTAAATTCCTTCTAAACAGCATACCTTCTGCCTCAATAAACTCCTTGAACTCTTCAACAATCAGATTTTTCTGATATGTACGTGTCCCTTGCACTTGGGAGTTCGCTATGTTGTACTTTGTGCGAAATTCCTTGGCTTGCTCGGAGATAAAGGTCTTTTTCATGGTGGAGTTCGTTTTCTAGGTAGTGGATTGCTTTTTCGATGTCTTCAATTTTGTTTTTTGTTTTATGTCCTGCTCTTGCTATGTATTTGATAGCATTACCGAGATGGAAATTTAATCCGTTTTCTCTAATAAAATCCCAAACATCGCAGGAACCTCGTTGATAGTAGGATGGACCTTTGGCCATTGTTTAATTAAATTTTTAATTGAATTACCCATGACAAAGTTTTGTCTTTGCATGGCAAGAAAGACAGTAACAAGATCTTCGTATATGACCTTGCCACTATTTAGTTTGTCTTCTAGTACCCTCATCTGTAGATCCTGCTCCATCGTCAATTCTGTAATCGGAGCTGGGATTCCATAAGATTGGTTCTTTTCTTTTGAAGTCATAATCATCTACTGTTAAAATTCGTGCAAGTCTTGCATTGGTTAAGGCATCTTCTTCATCGAAACCTTTATCTTTAAACATTTCAACTACTGTTTTCCAGCTATAACCTTTCTCTTCGAATATATTAGTAGCTCTTTTGACTCCAATTCCTGGTACTCCACCATATCCATCTGTCTGGTCTCCAGCACAGCTTTGAATCAGATGCCATTTAGCACCCTCTTCTGGTGTGATTGTGAAAACTTCTTCAAAGTTATATAGTTGTCCAGGGATTTGTCTCATGTCCTTATCAGGTGAGACAATAGTATTTCCTGGAAATTTGGTACTGTAAACACCCATGGTATCATCAGCTTCCAATCCAGGTTTAATAATAACTTTATATTCTTCTTTTAAAGCCTCTATAACACGCTTGTATCCACAAGGTTTTTTACGATTACGATGGCCTTTATATGATTCAAGAATTTTTTTTCTAAAATTTACACTGTCAGAAAAGAATAGTATTAGTGTAGAGAGTGATCCAAATTTGTTTTCAATTTTGGTAAGTTCTCGTTTGGTTGCATTGTATGCATCACTAAAGTTAGAAGTGACAAGAATGACATCATTGCCAAAGTCCACTTCACTTTCTGCAGCCGCGCACGCCTTATAGACGATGAAATCTGCATCGATTAATAATTTCATACATTAGTTAAATAAGTAACAAATCTCATTACACTTTCTAGGTCGTCACCTATTATACCTAAAGATCTATTACAAGGTTGACAAAGCCATCCTCTGAATTCACCTGTTTCATGGTCATGATCTAATGATAATTTGTGGTTTTTTGCGGGTCTACCGCAGCATTGACAATTTTGTGGAGGTTCTCCAACTATTTTTCTTAAGTCTCTGATTATCTTTTTGTTTTTATTTCGGCAATCAGCACAATCTGGTCTTCGACCATCAGGTTCACGAGAATCTTTATGGAATTCTTCTAAAGGCTTGTCTTCTTTACAAGCACAGCAACTTTTCGTAATAGCCATCAGTGTGTCTCTGCCCAATTTATACCCTCCTTAGCTTCAGCATCTACTGGTATTCGCATATTGTAATGCTCACCTGCTTCAACAGCGGAGAGAACAAGAAGATGTTTGAGATCATCAACATGTTCTGGGATTGATTCGAACTGCAACTCGTCATGAATAAAAGCGAGCTGATTGCAGCATAAACCCATTTTTTTGATATGGTCATGGGTGATAACCATCCATTTCTTCGCGACAATTGCAGCCGACCCTTGCAAAAGGTAATTTAAACTTTTATGTTTTCTATCTACTAGTATCTTACGTTTGTCTAACCCCAGTACATAACCCCTCTCACTAGCCTTGTATACAGCTTCCAAGAGTTCTTTAAGTCCTTCAATAGCATTGACATACGCTTCTCTAATTTCTTTACCCTTCTTCTTTGCCTTGTCCTCGGTAAGTAATTTGTCATAAGAATATCCTAGTTTAGCATCGCCCGCCCCATAAAGAAAGGCATACGAAATTGTCTTTATTTGTTTACGAGTGACTCCAATTTTGTCAGCATTCTCTTGGTGTATGTCCCCTTCGAGAAGCACTCTAGCGTATCTCCCTCCATCATATCTACCGAGATAGTGAGCAAGCATACGTAACTCAATACCGCTAAGATCAGCAGCAGCAAGTTTCTTACCTGGACTAGCAGTAAATAAACATCTAAATCTTTCATCACTTGGAACCTGCCCTAAATTTGGAGTACGATGGGCACATCTAAATGTAGCTGTTGCTACTGAACAATGGTGATGTATTCTAGACTTCGTACATAGCTTCTGCCATGCGTTCACGCCTTCTGATATCATCCCAAGCTTTTTTGTCAGATCCAGTAGTGTCAAAAACTGAAGAGCAATATCCGTCCCAAGTTCTTTCAATACGGTCTCGTCTATAACTGCCTTCCCTGAGTTCGTTGTTGATAAAGGAGTCCAGCCATAATGTGTTTGTAAGATCCATGATATATGATCCCTACTTGTAGGGTTGAAATCCTTTAATTTAGTGAATGTAGCTCCTTCAACGTATCCTGTTCTAGCATTAGTTCGCTTAGGAGTAAATTCTGATCCTTTGACGAAAGGATACCTGTCTCGTAGTAGCTGCGTAGTCTCTTCATATTCTCTTCTGAGAGTAGATTCAAGTTTCCGTGCAGCTGGTTCATCAAAGTACCATCCATGTAGTTCTTGTTGTGTTAATATTTGAGCTACCTGATGTTCTAACGTAATCCATTCAGGTATGATAGGAAATGATTCCATAATTTGGTGGTAACATTAACGTCTTGGACGCAATAATCTTCCATTTCCTGAGACCAATCAGACCAATCAGTAGTCTTAGCAAAGTTTCCTTTGTATTCATTCAGTCTATATCCATAGGACTCAAGAGAGTGGCGTCCATATAATTGTAATGGCATGTGTTTCCATGCATGTGATTTATCTATATCGAGTAAGTTCGGATGATATAACCTAGATAAAATGAGAGTATCAATAATAATGCCAGTGGGATTAAAGAAAGGATAGAGCCGCTTGATGATAGGGATATCAAAGCCCACGATATTATGACCGACAATGAAATCAGCCATTTCGAGGTGTTGGATTGCTCTAACCACAGGTGAAGACATCCCTTTACCAGGGCTTTCATCGTTAAACGAAACTGTTTCATTGTCTTCAACATAGTGGTTTGCAACACAGTGGATACGGGTAGCATCATTTAATAGACCATTAGTTTCTAGATCGAATATTATTATCCCTGTTCCATTGAAAGGTTTTGTCTTTGAATTTTGATTTTTCAACTGCTTCCTTGCTAGGTTGGTTAGGTTTATTTAGATATTTATACCATGGATGTTCATACCCTCCATCAAAAATCCGTGGCTGGGTTAAAGGTTGTTTCCTCAGTTTCATGTTCAATAAATCTACATGTGTTTAAATCATAACTTAATTGACAACTCACTCCAACTTCGCCTGAATAGCGGTTTTTAAGAGTTCTAACTGTCGTAAGTTTTCTATCAGAATCGGATTGCTGATCGACTTCGAGGGCAACGACAGAATCTGATATTTGAGCAATGCTGTGAGATCCTCTAAGTGAGGACAAGCTAACTCTACCTCCTTCTTCGTGCGAAGTCCTATCATTACCACTTCTCCTTAAATGTGATACTAAAAATAGTGCGACACCTGTACGTTCTACCAATGACCTTAATTTTGTCATGGTGGTATCTATCATTCTACGTTCATCCCCATCTAATCCAGATAGTAATATACTAAGGTGATCTAAAAATATAACCTTACATTCTAGACCAGTAGCCATATATTCTATTCTATTATAAATTAGATCAGGTTCAAATGAACCAAAGCCATCAAATAAAAATAAATTCCATTTATCTATTGATTTGGAGAAAGCATCTGTCAATTCTTTTTCAGTATGTTCTCCAATCTGAAGATTTTTACCAACAGCTGTGGACATCAATCCAAGTGCTGTTCTTCTGTTACTTGCTTCAAGTTCCAAGATCCCAACTGATTCCCCTTTGCTGAGCAAGTCAGCTGCAATGTGACGCATGATTGAGGTTTTTCCTGAGCCAGAACCAGCAGTAAACGTGACAAGTTCTCCGTACCTGATCCCGTGTAACTTCTCATTGAGTCCTTGGAACGGGTATTCGTGGTCAAATGGTGCTTGTGGCGTTGTGACCGCAGTAAGGAGCGTTTTTCCATCGACGATACCATCAGGTCTATAGGGTTTAGCGTCCCAAATAGCCTTTCGAATCGCTTCAGCATCGTCAGCTTGTAAAGCCTCTGAGGGGTCTTTAAAGTCCTGTAGGGCAGCGATTTTGACCTTGCCAGGCGGTAGTACTGACGCAACCTGTTCTGTTGCCTGACGCCCTGGATCATCTCCATCGAAGAATAGTACAATCTCCTCATAACCTTGGAATAGTGGAATCTGCTTTTGTATATCTTTCTTTGCGCTCGCAGCACCATGAGGAAGAGACACCATTGGCCATCCTCCCATAGCTTCGTAACACGATGCAGCATCTAACTCACCTTCAGTAACAACAATACGTTTACCACTACTAGGAAAACGATGCTGACCAAATAAAGTGTTAGTGGGAACTCCTTCATATCTGAAGTCTTTTTGTTTTGTTTTAATTTTGACACCTTGTAATATACCTGATTCGTCATAATATGGGAATCGTAAAGTATCTCCGTCCCTGTAGATTTGATAAAACTTATTAGTTTTTTCAGATATTTTACGTTTATGCAACCTTTCGGCTGATCCTTTAAGATGTACTGTTTTGCTCATCTTGTGATTGTGAACATCATTGTCGCCTGTTCTATCGTGACAGACGAAACAATAGGTGTGTCCATCAGAATAGAGAGAGTTCCCATCTGATGAACCACACGAATTGCAAGGCATGTGCCTAACGAATTCTGATTCGGTCATTAGACCAACCATTCAATAGGTATGTCTTTATAAGAAGTCCAAGGTATATCGTGCTTTTCACACCATTTAGCATACGTTGTTTTACTACGTTTATTAATGGTATTATAAGGTGATTGAAATACCATTCTTATGTCTGCATCTGGGTTATCCTTCTTAACAGCAAGGATCTTTCTTCTGTCTGCTGGATCCCAGTATCCTTTTGCTTCGAGGTAAGTATAATTTGGGAGAACAAAATCAGGAGTATAATTATGCTCAATTGTATAGCCAAGTTTCTCAGACTCATACTGATAAGATACTCCCAAACCTTCGAGTAAATTAGCGATGTTTTCTTCAAGTTTAGACCTGAATTTAATTTTCTTTTTCTCTTTTAATTCATTGAACGCTTTCTGTGCCCATTCAAGAGATTCTTCTTTAGAAGTCTTCTTCTTCGTCATTGGTGGTAGTTGATGGTGTTACATTCGGATCAGATGCTTTGAATCCAGCTGTATTACCAAATAGTTCTGCAACTGCTTCCGCATCTAAATCACCTGTATCTACGCCAGCTTCTCCTTTTACTGAGACAACCTGTACACCAACAAGCTTAAGAGAGCTACCATAGGTAACCCCATCCCGTAGAATGTAAGGCTTCTGGTAGAAAGCCAATTTAACTGTTGATCCAGCATATAATGGAGTTTTTGCATCTGCGACTTGGGTTCCTTCTGTGTCTACCACGGGCGGACGATTCTCTTCATTCCAAGAGAACTTTATTTTATACTTTCCTTCTGCAACTTCTTCCCATGGCTCAGGTTTTAAAGTGCTGCGCTTGGGGTTTTTTAATTTGGATTCAGCCCATTTAAGAACATCAGTCCTTTCAGTTTCTAATTTGTCAATAACATTGCTATCAACAACAGCAGAGAGTGAATAACCAAACTTACTAGGAGCTAGTATAGCTTGGAATCCCTCAAGGGTTACAGGTTTGTCTGTCTTGTGGATGGTCCTACTCACCAGTCAATGCCTCCTCTAGTGATTCAGGCTCTTTAACTGGTTGTAGACTTTTAACTTCAGTCTCTAATTTTTCATAGAACTCTTGTAATTGTTCTATTCTAACCTTAACTTCTAACAGTTGCTTCTCCTTTTGTTTAAGTTCAGCAGCTTTCAGTCTTTCTTCAGATACCACTACTATTGTAGGAGGTGAAAAGAAGCTATCAAATAATGTGTACATTTAACAGAAAAAATAAGTTGAGTCAATCACATCGGAGGGTTCTAAGTCTCCTATGATCGGAGGTTCAGTTTCCGCATCTATTGCGATAGCGAAATCTTTTAAAATGTCTTTACTAAATATTTTAGAATAATTCTCTCTGACTATACAAGACAACATAGCCATATCAGTTGCTCTACATAAGACACTATCATGTATTAAAGCTATAGGTGCATTAAATTGTAATGCGCTATAATGTAATAATGATGCATCTAATGAATGAATAAAATTAGGAGCAGTAGCAGCCTTATGCCTAGTAATAGAAGGTTCATTTAGATCGTAAGCTATTTCTAGCTGACATGTACCTAATAAGTGTAGACTGACTGTTTTAGTATCACGCTTTTGTAAATGTTGTACAACTACAAAACCTGATGGTGTTTTCCATTCTAAATAGACCTCATCATTGGGATTGTTCCGTATCATCCTTGATACTTCTTTTTCAATCCATTTCATTACAGCCATTGGTCCAGGAAATTCTTCATTCATAGCTTTCCTGACAGCTGCAACCGTGATTGTGAGATCATCTTTATCTATCTCTATACCTTTCTCTTTCAGTGCGTCCCTGATGTAGGAACGATTCGAGAATGGTTTAGCATTGTAGGGTATGGTCATGACGGTGCGTTTGACTGACTTCCTATCCCATGCTTTATGTAAATGTTTAGGTATATAAGGTTTGGAAGCTTCCGCTACTACTTCATATGCGTCTTGTGGTCTATCAGAAGGCAACACATTGACGAGTTGTGCTGTCCTACGGTCCATGGCTAAAGCTGCCAAAATCTGGAGACCACTACATGTAGCGTCTATAGCTACACATAATCCTGTAGTCTTTCGATCCTTTGTAATAACACAATTGTAGTACTCATCACAACTGGCAAGAAACTGCCAGGGCTCGTCTACATTCTCCCATTCAGGAAGATATCTAATAGGATCTATTGCTATATTTTGAATAAGTTGAAGGTTGCTTTTAACCCATTCTTGTCTTTCATCCCAAGTTGATTTAGATAGACCAAATGTAGTGGCACACTGAAAAGCTAACCATTCTTCTGCCTTATCTGTCATCTGTGATTCATCAGCGAATCTAATTAGTGACTTCGAAAAGTCTGTATCTTGAGGTGTTAAGAATGAAGGAATAGGATAAACCCTACCTCTATAATCAAAAGAAAATGGTAAATAATATCTATCTTTATCTTTATATCTCCTAACTATTTCCATGACCATTCTCGTACGGCACGAACGTCTAAATGCTCCTGCATTTTTATTCATTACCTCAGCTGTAGCTCTTCTATAAGCTTTACGAGACTTTTCATTCTCTGCTATATCCACAGGTTTAGGAGGTAAAGGAAGAGTACATACAGGTATAAATTTACCTACACAAATTCCTTTCTCTTCTAAGTGTTCAGCAACCTTAACTGTAAAGGGATTTAGCCGATAGGCAACCTTCTGAATCTTGTTTAAAAATTCAATAGGTTTTTCTCCCTGTATACATCCATGACCAAAACCTGAACGTACCATCGGGTTGCCTTTCCTTACCTCATTTAGCAGGTAACCTCCTTGTCGATCCTTACTCCAATCATTTGGTTCGATTAACATTGGTAAAGATAGAGGTGCAAACAATTCACTTGTTGATATAACTGCATCCTTAATCTCTAGGAATTCTGGTGTTGGATATACAATCTTTCGTTTCTTTTTATTTTGAAATTTAATCCCTACAAAAAACCAACCACTTGATTCCATTATACAATCTAACAACCAACCTCCCAACTTTGTTCTATTAACTCTTCCCCAATTTACCCATGGTTTTATCTCACATCGATTCATTAACGTTTGAATTATTACTATCTTTTGTTGTGTACCACAGGAGTTATGCCAGTAATTCTCTTTTAAAGTATGTAATAATGCTGGTGCTTCTGTCTGATAATGTTGCATTTGTGCTTCATCCTCTATAGCAGATCCTATAGACCCAGTAACATTAGTCGCAAAATTACTATCAGGTTTCCTACCAAATACAGTATCAAAAGTTATCTTACATGCAATGATTGCTAATACATCATCACTTAACGTAGTTAAATACTGATTGATTTCTTTAAAATGTTTCCCAGTTTTACCACGTTTAATCCTTAACCTTGTCTCTTTAATCCTCTTAACAGTTAGTGGAATTAATTCATCAATACATGAGATACCATAGACAGTAGCAGAAGCATAGTTCTTTTCTTCTAACTTACGTCTATTATCTCTTTGCTTTTTTAAACCTTCAGATACTTGAAAGCTTTCTAATTTGATTTGTTCATCTATTTGGAATGGAGTGGGCATGATCGTTTAATTCATCCTCGATTTGATCTAATAGTAATGATTTAATTTCATCATAATGTGGATGATCTTTATCTAACAAGTCTAAAGCTTGTTGTTGATATGTATAAATATCTTTAGTATTCACCATAATCAATATCCTCCTCCAGAGGTGTTTGTTGTATTATATTATTAGCAGTGCAAATCGTAAAACGATTGCCAGCCGCTTTGATTTCACGCGCTTTCTTTTTAGCTGCGTGCTCCATTTTGTAAACGTATTCTTTAATCTTACCTGTCTCATTATCATCCTCACGAATAATACATAAGACATTTAAAGGTAATTCCCATCCATGAACTTTCCATTCCATGAACTCATCGAATTCAACAGGCTCAAACCTTTTAGATGGTATACGTTTATAAGAGTCCCAATTATTAGGGAAGTATCCTTTCTTATTCATCAATTGGTACTACATCTACTAGATAATCATCACTTAAACACGCCTCTTCATAAGCATCATAAGCAACTTCATAAACATCATATCCTGAGTTAAGTATAAAACTACGACCAGATTTTAAGATTACATTGTACTTCACCACCAGCTACCTCCTTGTGATTGTGATGTGATTGTGAATTTTCCAAAGAAAAAAGATATAGCTTTGAAAATGATAATCGTTTCCAAAGCCAGAGCTTACTGATTTAAATCTAACTCAATAGCCACAGCAATCAAAGTTACTGCAGCTAAAGAAGAAAGAGAAACTAAAAGAATCGAGGCAATCATTTCAAATACTTTTGAATTACCTGGATCTGATCTTCATACTTGGCAGCTTCATTGAGTTCATGCTCAATAGCTCCTAGTATGTCCGAGTGTTCACCTATACCAGCAGCATTGGTAAGATACACCTCAACATTGGTTAGATGCTTCTGTAGGTCTCCTTGTGCATGAGCCAGGAGTGATTTGATAATTCTTTCCCTCATGCTGCTACCTCCTCTTGTACTTGTCCTTTCCATTCATCATACTCTTTAAGCTTTCTTGCTTTCTCTTCTGTTTCTTTCTTATGTTTAACACGTGAGACAACTTGCTCGTTATAGGCTTCGGCTTCTTCTTCTGCTGTTTGTAAGTGTGAGCATTCTATACGGTACTCATCACCACAGGATGTGTATATTCTCTTAAGCCTGTAGCCTATAGCATCCATATCTTCAAAGATACCGAGAACCGTAGTGCTACCGTCATAAGGACAAACGCTAAGGAGCGTAAAGTATTCAGGTTGATTAGGGTGTGACATGATTAGCCAAATAGGTGAACGTTGTAAGGTTTACGGATTGGAGGATAGTCCTCTATCTTCATCATCCTTTGTTGCCTCGCTTCTTGATA